TTTAGATTGTTTTTTGCGTAAGAGCATATCAACTTCTTCTATTGTTAATGGTTTGATATCTGCTAGTGCTTTGATTTGGTTTGTTACTTCTTTAATCTCGTTATCAGATAAAGTTAAATTAAGTTGTTCTACTCTATTTTTAACAGCATTCCATCCTGTTAAACGATGCCCAATTGATATATATCGAGTCATTCCAAAATCATCCGGCTTTAAAATTTCATATGTGCTTGGATTGTTTAAAATTGCTTTAGCATGAATACCTGCTTTATGTGTAAATGCACAATATCCAGTAATATAATTGTTGAATGGAATTTGAATCTGAACCTTTTCTGCAACTATATTTTCAACTTTTCGTAAATAATCTAATTTATACTTTTGTTTTACATAATTACTATCTACAGTATACATACGTGCTATTAGTCCTCCTAAAGAAGTAATCCCATTTCTTTCACCAATTCCTAACACGGATGTATCTATATGAGTAGCTCCAGCTTTTATAGCCATATATGCATTCGCAATAGCACATCCAGTATCATTGTGAAAATGACACTCTATATCGCATGAAACAATCTGTCTAACCGTTGATACTAAATTATATACTTGTAGTGGGTCAGCACATCCAACTGTATCTGCTATACCCACTCTGTCTACACCCAATTTATCCACTGCTGTATATAATTTAACAAGGTCATCCAAATTAGAACGAAAAGAATCCTCTGAAGAAAACCGAACTTGAAGTCCTTTGGATTGAATAAATTTAATCACTTCAGTTGCATGCTTTATAATATAATTCATATCTTTACCATGGGAAAATTCTCTTAGAAAAGAAGAAGTTCCAATAACTATATCTACACCATCCACACCCGTTTCAACGGCAACTCTAGCATCATCCATATGACATCTTATATGTGTTAAGATTTTTGCATTTAAATTTAATTTACAAATTGCTTCACAATCTAATCTAGATTGTTCTGACGCAACAGGAGACGTAAGCTCAATATATTCTACTCCAAAATCATCCAACGCCTTTGCAATCTCAATCTTACTATTTGTATCAAAAAACGCATTTACAAACTGCTCACCCTCACGCAACGTAGATTCAATAATAGAAAACATTATTAACATTTAATAATGTAATTAATTCAATTTTAATTTAATTTGTACTCCCAAAACCACCCACATTCCTATCACTTAATGATAATTCTTCTTCCTTTATTTCAATAGGTTCTAAATGATGAATTTGTCTCGGAATAATTTGTACTAATCTACACGGTAACTCTAAATCAGGCTTATTAACATCCATCTTTATTAATGGAACAATAATACTACCCTGATACGTTCTATCAATAATACCCACATTATTAGCTAACATATATCCAGACTTACTAATTGAACTCCTACCTACCAAATCAAAATAATATCCAAACATTGGCTCCACCTTAATACACGTATCATAAAACTCAACATTTCCATTCGTTTTTATCTTTTTTAATAACGTTAAATCATAACCAGAATCACTCGCACGCTGCTTATACGGCGCTTGAGCATTCACATCCGTCTTAATATACTTGAAATACAAATTATCCATTTTTACATTCGGAACCCAACCAATCAATCTCTTATAAAAATTATACGTTCTAGTCATATAAAAAACTTCGTCTTTAATCACTACATCCTTATATACCTTGTTTAAAAAATCTAACGCCATACTACCATATAACTTTAATACACTCTTTCCATTCTCCTTCCTCTCAATAATAGACTTTAAATCACACCTCTTTACGATTTCGTCTAAAAATTTACCAGAATAATGCATCATCATACACATAGGATTTTTCGCATATTTAATATAACCATTACTCTCAAATACACCCCTCACAAAATAATACATGTATTTATCCTCCATCTCGGGAAACCGAATATGATTACCATCAAGCTTAAATATATCTTTCACCCTCTCACATAATACAAGTGAATTTACACTAAGAAAATATCCATTCTTCACACGCTCTATAAATACATCCCCAAAAAACAACTTGTTAAATATATCCAATACATCTATATCATTCTTTCCAACATATATCTTACACCCAGTCTCAGTAATCGCATTTTCCCTTGTTAATAAACCTAATAAATATGCCTTTTCCACACAATCTACACCTTGCTCATCAAATAAATTATCAAACCCCATAATTTATTTAATCTTTACTTAACATTTAAATCATTTTTTTTTTTCATTTCCTTCCTATTTATTACAAACTTTTTTTAATTATATATAATATATAATTTGAATAAATGTCCGTTCAAACTATTTCCCTGATTCTCTTTAATAGCATAACTAATATATTCTTTTTCAAATACTTTACAACTTATCTTTACACCAAACTATCCGCAGACAAAGACCAACACATGTCATGGCTTCTAACAAAAATTAATAAACTTGAAACAGAAATCAATGAACTACACGAAACAATTGACTCACTCGAATATCAAATCCAAGAAAAAGAATATAAACTAAAAGAATCTAGTGAAATTCTATTCAATAAAATTGACAATTTTATCGTAAGTAACTACGAAACCGTACAAAATGAAAACTCAATCTCAAGTCACGAAACCACACCTAACATTTAATCTCTATTTACATACACAAGCAAATTATTCGTATGTTTCGGATTATTACTTAACTTGTCCTTTGACGCATCGCTTAATAACTTTTCTTTTATCATTTTCATATTTAAATCTGAATACTGATCTAAATAATGATTCAAAACACCAACTAATATAGGAGTCGCCATTGACGTCCCACTATACACAGCCGTTTCATCATTCGGCACCGTGCTCAAAATATCTACACCAGGTGAATACATATCCGCACATTTACCATAATTCGAAAAATACGCCCTATTATCATACTTATCCGACGCCATAATCGTCAATATACCACGAGCACTCGCCGGACTCGTATTACACGCATCCGAATCCTCATTACCAGCAGCAACAACAACATACATTGAATCATCCTTTATTAACGCCTCAACTGCTCTATTAATCGTACTCGAAAATCCACCACCCAGAGACATACTAACAATACTCTTCACATTTGCATTCTCTCTCATCTGCTGCTTATGATGCTTATATACATAATCTAAACCACTCAAAATACCAGAAAATGCACCAGAACCCCTACAATCTAACACCTTAACAGCAAACAATTTAGCATCCTTACATACACCATATGTCTTACTACCAACTAATCCAGCACAATGAGTACCATGACTATGACAATCCGTATCCCGTTTATCCGCAAAATTAGCCAACCACTCTGCCCTCCCCTCAAATTCATGATGCAATACATCTATCCCAGTATCCACAACATACGTATGAATCGTTACATTCTTACTCCGGTGACAACTCCCTACCTTATCATATTCATACTCATTATTCAATGGCAAGTCACGCTTACTAATTCTATCTAAATGCCACGGCACACGCTTCACATCATAAGATACATTCGACTCCTTAAAATAAAATTCACCAGGCCCCTGAACATAAATAAATTCACTCTTATCCTCTACTATCGGCTTAGGTAACGTAAACATAATATCCTCCTCAACCTCAAATAAACTTTCGACTTCCTCAGAATATACAGTATAATCATCCCCACCCATTCTATACACAATAAACTCTTCATCCATCTCCATTCTCATCAAAATATCAAGATTATATTTCTTCATAAGAACATTAGACATCATTTTATTATCTCCCCTCGGAACCAAAAGATAATTCCTCGCAGTAACTAATGAACCCAAACATAAACACATAAACTTACGTAACTGCATCGCGTTTTATACCTCTATTACATGTTTTTTTTTTTCATTTTAAACTCGCTGATATTCATTTCTATTATTAATATACGCTACATATTTTCTAGTTTTACGATATACATTATCCATAATATATATAACTATTAATACATTTAGTAACACCAAAAATACAAGCATAACATTAAAAAATAGATTTATTTTATTTTTTAATTCATCAGGTACATCATCAAATGTCACCTTAATTATAGCAAGTGGCTCCTCCATTTCTAACATATTACACCTTTTACATTCAAAAACTTTTATTTTTAAACAAAACTTGTCACATTTTTAATCAAAAATTTTAATTATTTCTTTTAATAATCAAAAATTTTAATTATTTTTTTATAATATAACATAATACATGTCATTCGAAAGTTTCTTAGGAAGCCTTTTTGTCGCTCAAACAGGCGGAGCTAAGTCCAAATCAAAATCTAAATCAAAGTCTAAATCACACCCACCCCCTCATAAAACATCACATAAATCACCAAAAAAACATTCCAAAAAATCTCAACGTAAAACAAAAAAGTCCCCCCGTAAAGCCAAGAAATCACAACGTAAAATAAAAAAATCACAACCTAAAACAAACAAATCACGACGCAGGTCAAAGAAATAATTACAATATATTATCAAATTTCTATTATCCAATAAAATTAATTTAATTCACTTAAATTAATTTCTATATATATTTTAAATGGAAAATATCATAACCCTCTTTACAAAAGAACATGGTATTTATAAAAATATGTTTAAATTTTATGTCATTCTATTGTTCATTATTATATTATATATATTTACCAAAGTAGACCTTTTTAACAAATCTATTTATATTTTAATAGCTTTCATATTTACTATCTATATCATAAATACATTTGTTAGATTTAACCAGAACAATTTAAACGACAAGAATAAATTACTTCATGTCAAGTTAGAAACATTACAATCTAAAATTTATCAATATATAAGATATAAAATATCTACTCTAACAACAAACGGTCAAAAATTAAATCCACGTAATATACAAATGCTATACGAAAAAAACAAACTAGATGCATTATACATAGATTCAAATATGATTACATTTTTATATAGCATTTTACCACTTTATCAATATAATCCACAAGAATTTTATCTATTAGTTAAAGGAACAAATAATATATTAAAATTAAAACATGATATCGAACGATTTTACATAGCTGAAAATGATTACCCAGAAAATATTCATGAAATGCTTCAAATCGCCATTCAACTTAAAACAAATTGCATGAATAATCTACACAATTTTATATACACAGTACCTAAACAAAATAAAATGTATAGCTACATTGATAATATTCTCATTACATATAATATTCTTATATCACGAACAATCAAACAAATACATAATTATCATTCCGATTACATTAAATTACATGGTATTAATTCAAATACCACCTTTATCGATATTAATACATCAAAATCATTTGACCCCGCAAATAATCGGTCTCTTATTCCAGGAAAAAATGGCCTTAAACACTCTTTTATTGATTTATACCCATAATAATATTTTATTTATACAATTCTAATAAACTATTCGTATAACTATATTTTGATACATCATCATTTGATAACATAACTTCTTGATCAAAATATCGAATTACCTTTTCTTTTATATTTGTTTCATGCAGACTAAGATATAATGACTGTAAATGTAAATCACTTGATGATGAATCGGTAAATGTAGTATTCGATAAATCTAATATATAAAACCGCATCTTACTGGTATTTATATAAATACTATCTATATGCAAATTACCAATTACTACACCCTTAAGTCTAATCTGTCTAAGAAATGACAACAATTCGTTGATAATTAAATGAAAATTATAAGAATTATTTTCAAATATCTCTCTTAATGGCCTTAAATCTGTAATATTAAATTCAATATAAGAACCCATCTTTGAATAATTAATGTTAATAATGTCAGGATAAATTTTTAATTGTATCGCCTCTAACGTAAAAATAATATACAACTCCCAATCAAATTTATTATTATTAAAAAATATCTTGAAAATTATATTTTCATCCGTTTTTTCATAATACATGTCCCTACATAACAAATTCAAATAATTTAGATAATTCTTTTTACTCGAAAAATTCTTAAATATAACATCATTTTTAAATATTTTTTTACCCATTAGTACATAAATATACTTCTTTAAATTACTCTAATTATCTTTAAATTTATTTAATTTTTAATTAATTTTTTGTTAAATTAATTGGTTATTACCTTGTATTTAAATATTAAACTGGAAAACCCTGAGAAGTTAGGTGTAGAATATTGTAATTGACCCGTATTTGTTATATTAAATGAAAGTATAGAATCACCTACATAATTAGAAACTAATTCCCAAGAAGTTACTTTATTCACAGCACGAATATGATAATTTGCATACAAATTGCTCGTCGCCGTTAATCTTGCCGCCAAATATACATCAAAACCCCACACTGTATTATCACTATATTCAATTGTAGGTATATTTGCTGAAGTAACATTATTTCCAGCTGTAAAAGTATACGTTGCAGATTGGTCGTGAATATTTGGAGTTATATCAACACCATTTATATACATTCTATCACCCACATATACACTCTTCCCAATACTAACACCACCTGCTACGGTAAACGCTCCTCCACGCGTTATCGAACTAGCATTCGTTGAACATTTTATACTAATTCCTCCATTCGAAATTAAAACACCCACACTCGAACTACTTGAATCTGTTGTATCATAAATAGTCATACTACCGAGCTCTAACGACGCATATTCTGTTAATGTTAATGTACCAAATCCTGGGTCAGTTGCTGATGTACCAAATGCAAATGTATCGCTAATCTCTTTCCATATTATTCCGGCATATGGTCGATTGTATATATTTACAGTATCACTTAATCCAGGATTTTGAGTCGTCCAAGCACTTTCTATCGTTATAACTTTAGTAGATCCAACATATCCTGTCACTTTACGCACTTGATTTACACTAAACCCTGATGTTACCTTTACCCACCATCCAACATAATAACCATTACTTGCACTAGCCGATATAGGCAATTTTAACTCTGTAGTTGTCATACCCGATTGACTTGGTAGTGTATATGATTCATGTTGTTCAGATAAATCATTAACAACATCACCACTCCCAGTATCATTACTTGTCTGATAACGCTGTACAAGAATACCTCCGTCTGAAGAACCAGATGGACCAGAATTAATTACAAGAATATTATCTGGTAATAAAGTCTCTGTGGAATAGACAGTATTTGTACTTCCAACAATCGATAGATTACCACTAATTAATGTATCACCCAAAATATTAACATTACCACTTATACCCACCCCACCAGCAATTCTTAAAGCACCTTGACTAGAATTAGTACTCGCAGTTGTACTTGATAACACCACATCTCCACCAATATACATATTCTTATTTATACTCGCACCACCAAACACTGTCAACCCTCCTCCATTTTGAACTGTAGAAGCCGGTTCTGTTGTTTGAATAGTAACACCACCAGCTACAACAAGTCCACCCGTATTAATATCAGTACTATTTGTACTATTATATAATTTAATCTGCCCAGAACTATTTACAATTTCAATTGACTTTTCTACAAAACTTCCGCTTACATTATATCTAGATATAGAAAAATCATTTGATGTTGCATTACGATCTATTGAAAATCTCTTTAAATTAGACACATCATACAAATTAATCAATGAACTCGTATTTGTATAAAAGTTTTGCGCACCATAATTATATAAGTCTCCACCCATATACACATCCTTTGATACACTCATACCACCAGCAATAGTTAATGCACCGCCATCTGTAATTGATACAGCATTACTCGTTTTTGATACAGCAACTCCACCTGTTACAACAAATGCACCAGTTGTACTATTACTCGCACTATTTGCACTCCTAATCTTGGCAGTGCCATTCACATCAAATGTCGCTTCTGGCAATGTCGTTGCAACACCCACGTTTCCTGCACTAGCATATAAAGCAGTAACCCCAGCATTACTTAATGATATCGAACCACCCAGACTTGTCTCTATATATATATTTCCAGATGTTGTTTCGTTTATAATATTCATATTTTTATCATTTGCACTCGGAAATCCTATATATGCTTTTCGCCCATTCGCAAAACCATATGGATAAAATTGAATATACACATGGTCATCTCCCTCTAATATAAGATTTCCACCTCCATTTCCACGTACATGTAATTTACTATTTGGACTAGTCGTATTAATTGCAACATTACCTTCTGTATTAAACAAAAACATCCCATTCACATTTGAAACACGCACTCCTCCAGATACATCTAGCTTGTAACCTGGGCTAGTAGTTCCAATACCTACATTCCTACTATTCAAAATAAGATTTTGTAAATCACCACCATTTAGATTCCATACACCGATTCTTCCATAGGCAGTAGAATTATTTGTAGCAATAGTATTCATAAAAATGTAAGATCCGCCTGTAATACTTGATATGGTACATTCAGCATTAGGATTAGATGAGTGAGGGGTACTGTTGAATATTCCTCCTATTT